GATGAAGACGAAGAAGACGAAAAGGAAGTTAAAGCTAAAATGTCTGAAAAGAATAAAGAAAAGATGAAAGAAGACATTGATGCTATGCTTTCTGGCGAAAATCTTTCTGAAGAATTTAAGCTAAAAGCAACTACTATTTTTGAAGCTGCTGTTCAATCTCGTGTTGATGAGGTTGCTGCTGACCTAGAAGAACAGTTTACTAACGAGTTTGAATCAGCTCTTGAATCTGTTAAAGAAGATTTTGCAAATAAACTAGATTCTTATCTAGATTATGTTGTAGAAAATTGGATGGAAGAGAATTCTCTTGCCGTCGAAAAAGGACTTCGCACAGAAATCGCAGAAGATTTCATCGGAGCACTTCGTAATGTGTTTGTTGAACATTATATTGATATTCCTAACGAAAAAGAAGATATCGTTGAAGGCTTAGTAGAAAAGGTCGAAGATCTTGAATCTAAAATCAACGAAGAAATTTCTAAAAATATCAACCTAAAGCAACAAATCGCTGAACACAAAAAGCACGACATTATCCATTCTGTTTGTGAAGGTTTAACTCTTTCTCAAGTTGAGAAGATTAAGTCCTTAGCAGAGAATGTTGAATTTGTGTCTGATGAAGATTTTGGTCGTAAGTTATCAGTAATTAAGGAATCTTATTTCCCATCTGGTATTATTGCTGCTAAATCTGATGCTTTAAATGAACCTGTTGAACTCGATGAAGATACTTCAACTAAAGTAGTTGATCCGCTAATCGAAGCTTATGCAAAAACCATTTCTAAATCTTTGAAATTTTAATTTAAATACAAAAAAACGGAGATAATCTAAAATGTACTTATCAGAAGAAACCCTAAAAAAATGGGCTCCTGTTCTAGATCACCCAGAACTAGACGAAATTAAGGATCCCTATAAGAAAGCTGTAACTGCTATGGTTCTTGAAAACCAACAAGCAGCTATGGATTCCGAAAGACAGGCTCTAACCGAAACTGCTCCAACCAACGTAACTGGTTCTGCAATTTCTAACTTTGACCCTATCTTAATCAGCCTAGTTCGTCGTGCGCTTCCTAACCTAATCGCATATGACGTTGCTGGTGTACAACCAATGTCCGGTCCTACTGGTCTAATCTTCGCTCTACGTTCGCGTTATGCTAACCAATCTGGTGCAGAAGCGTTCTATAACGAAGCTAATACCGTATTCTCTGGTATCGTTGGTGGTTCTACTGCTGCTGATATTTCTACTAACCCAGCAGCTAATACTGACGTAAACTACACTGGTTTCAATACTGGTCGTGGTATGTCTACTGCTACTGGTGAAGCTCTAGATACTGGAACCTTCCCTCAAATGGCTCTATCCATTGATAAGGTTACTGTTACAGCTAACACTCGTGCGTTAAAGGCAGAATATTCTCTAGAACTAGCTCAAGACCTAAAGGCTATCCATGGTCTAGACGCTGAAACTGAACTAAGCAACATTCTATCTACTGAAATCCTAGCGGAAATTAACCGCGAAGTTATCCGTACTATCTATACTGTTGCTAAGCCAGGTGCACAATGGGGTACTGTTACTCCAGGCGTATTCGACCTAGATACTGACTCTAACGGTCGTTGGTCAGTTGAACGTTTCAAGGGTCTAATTTATCATATCGAACGCGAAGCTAATGCTATTGCGAAAGAAACTCGTAGAGGGAAAGGTAATATCCTTATCGTTTCTTCTGACGTTGCTTCTGCTCTAGCTATGGCTGGTGTACTACAGTACACTCCTGCGCTATCTGCTGATCTATCAGTTGACGATACTGGTAATACCTTTGCTGGTATGCTACACGGTCGTATTAAGGTCTATATCGACCCTTACTTCGGTGGTATGTCTGCTGGTACTGAACTAGTTACCGTTGGTTATAAGGGTACTTCTCCTTATGACGCTGGTATCTTCTACTGCCCATACGTTCCTCTACAAATGGTTCGTGCAGTTGACCCAGGTACTTTCCAACCAAAAATCGGCTTTAAAACCAGATATGGTATGGTTGCTAATCCTTTTGCTGAAGGTACTGATGTTGGAGCTGGCGTACTAAATGCTCGTAAGAACGTTTATTATCGCATCTTCACTGTTAAGAACCTAATGTAATTAGTTCTTAATATAAGAATAAAGGGAGCTTCGGCTCCCTTTATTATTCCAAAACAAAAACCCATTGACCACAATCATACATTATTCTGTAATCATTATTAAACATATTATCATATTCGTTAAGAAGTGGATCAAATTTAGATAATATCTTTTCAAGTTTATATTTTTGAAAAACTGTTCTATGGTAGACTTTTCCGGATTTTGTCCAATAAAACCCCGGATCAGTTTGATTTATTAAAGTAAACCCGTTTTTTGTGTACAAATTCCCGTTACTCCTACCACAATCAGCATATGAAATAATACTACCAAAGTAATATTTTCTAAAATATTTTAATAATTTAGAAAATCCACCAACTACATTAGTATTCAATTTTGAAGAAAACCTTAATAATTCCCAACTATACTTTTTATTAAATCTAGGTTTGCCAAAAGTTATTAACGAAACTAATTCGTCATTATAATACAAACCCAATCTTATTGAAGAATTTACGTATCCTTGAATATGCGTATTTTCTAAAAATATTCTTGCTTCGTTTGAATTAATTTCTTTAATTTGGCAATTTCGCGCAAAAATTTTATTATAATTTTTCTTTATTTTATTTCTTAACATAGAAAATATTAATTCTTTATTATTTTGGTATTGATCCTCTCTAATAAACATTAGATCAATACCATTTTGTCTACACAATTCTAATTTTTTCTTATGTCGCTCTTTATTTTCTTTATTATGCGTGTCGCTTGAATGCCAATATATCCCGTTATATTCAATAGCAAAATTATATTCAGGTAAAAAAATATCCAATTCAAACGGAGAAATTATATTTCTATCATTATCCCGCACAATTGTATATTGTTGTAAAAATTCAGAAATTTCTTTATGTCCTTGAGAAACGGAATATCTTTTTATTTCTATATTATGCCTCTTAATGTATAAGATTACGCAAGAAGCTGAAACATTCAATTCTTTAGCAATTTGTTCGAGAGATTTTTTGTTTGTTATATGCTCTTCATATAAAAATTGGTAAGACTCTAATTTTTCAATTATATCCTTTCCTATGTGTTGCTGCGATGAATATTCAACTCCATACCTTTCTATACAAGTTTGTTTGGTTTTTTCTTTAACTATACGATTTTTTGCGTGATGATCTTCTCCAAATTTTTCAATACAAGTTTCTTTTCTTTTGTCTTGAAATTTTTTATATTGTAGAGGAAATTCTACTTCATATTTTTCCAAGTTAGTCTTTTTGGTTTTCTCCATTCTAGAAACTTTATTTTCCGAATTTTTCTCCCCTATATTTTTTCGTATTTTAGGATCTTTATTTCTACAAGTTAGAGAACACCATTTAGAATCAGCCTTAGATAATTCCCCGCAAGAACATTTATCATAGGTCCCTTTTAAAATAATATCTATCTTTTCTTTGATTTTAAAATTATTAGGAACTTGTTGGTTTATTATTTCCAATAAACCTTGTTTTTCCAAATAAGAAGCGTGCATTTTTCGAGGAGTTTTTCGTATCTCCTCTAGTTGTTGGATAATCTCTTTTTGATTATAAATATTCATACCTGATACTCTCGTTTAGTATTAGAATAGGTGGGGATGGCAGTCCCGCGACCTATATCTATTTATAAAAAAGGAGCCGAAGCTCCTTATATTATTTTAAGTATGAATTTATAGATTCTAAAATCTTAGATTGATCTTCTAGATTTTTATTTTCTAAAACTTCAATATAATCCATATATTCAAAATTACCGCGAATATTATTAATCTTCGTTTTCCTACCCTTTAAAAAGGTATCGGATTGTTCACTTCCTCGTTCAGAATACCGTTCTTTCATAATATCTTGAGGAACGCTTAAAATAATGATTTTAACTTCCGTTTCTGGTAAACCTATTAAAAAGTCGAAAAACTTCATATTTGTTAATCTATCGCCTTCAAACAAAATATTAGCGTCAGAATTAGTAATAAAATCAATTACTTGCGGCTGAACAGCCATTGATAATCTGTCTGTTCCAGCAAAAACTTCGTTTTCTTCGTATTTTCCTAAAATATAGGTATTTGTATCCTTACAATACATTGATGATACTAATTTAACAGGTTCTACGATTTCCCAATTATATTGCTCAATAAATTTACGAAATAAAGTTGTTTTACCAGTTCCAGGTTCACCAAT